ACCAATCTGCACAATAATAAAACCCTTTGATTTCTCCGTCTTCATCTGTCTTTTCCATTGCTAATGTCTCTACTGGCAAGTGTTCAACCTGTGCTATTTTAGATCGGTCTTTACTATATACTACCTGTATTGCACATTGTCCCATTAATTTAAGATCGTAAACCAACTTTCTTACGCAATCTTTATGCAATAATGTTATTGCTTGTGCATATTCATTTGGCTTTTTGTTACTATCAGTTGCATCAAGTCCTTTACCAAATACCATTTGTGATACTCCGTTTATTACTGCATTGTTTGTTGGACTACCTGTGTACCTGTCTATAAGATATTGAAAGTAACTATTCTTGCTACCATACGTTACATAATCGTTTTGTTTGTCAACTTTGATTTCTGGTGACGTATAGGACTGTAACTGTACTATTTTAATTTCGCTCATATTAATAAATGATAAATTCGTTGTCGCTAAGTTGCTCTGTATAATCTCCTTCGTTCATATCATAAACATCGTCTACAATTTGGTTAATTGTTTGGTCTGTTATGAATATACGTCCCCTGTACATTAAGTCAACTGCATTGCCTTCTAGAGTATCAGCACCATACATTTCAAAATGCACAAACTGACTTTCCTTAATTTTTAAATTTGTTTTGTTAGTGTCTGAGAACGTAAACTGAATATGATTTTCTAAATACGTAGGTGCAAAGTTACCTGTATTTATACTAGCATCTGTTTGTACGTTAGTATATATAATAGTGATATATGCCTTACTTTTACGTGGCACTACCTTTATATCGCTGTCTCCAGTTACACTAACTATCTCCATACCTATATAACAAATGATATTTGACAACTGGTGCAAGTGTAAAAAAAAAGAGGACTATTGTCCCCTTTCTCTTAACTAAACTAAAATTACTATTACGGATTGATCTGCGTTGCTGATACTGTTACTCCAGTAGATGCTAAGTCCTGTGATAAAAAGTTCGCAGGTTTCTTTTCCATTCCTTGAAGCGTTAAGGTATATCCACTCATATCTCCCATTGCTGCACCTGTAACTATTGTTCCACCATTCACGTCCATACCATACTCCAGTCCTGCTGCGAATATGTTTCCGTTGTTGTCTTCTACAAAGACGTGTGGTCTACCTGCTACTAATAATGCAATCTCATCGTGAGTGTCCTTATCTAATTTCTTAAACGTTAGGTTTAATGCTTGGTCGTAAAACGTAGTTCCGTTTTCTCTACTTGATGTGATTGTTTGTTCAAACGAACTAGTCCCTTTCAAGTCATATTGATATCCATCGATAGTACCACTACTACTGATGCTATCTATCTCATCACTTGAAGTTACAAAACTTACGTCTCCAATAGCAAAGTCATCGAAATTCACAAAGTATACTTTAGTCAACCCCCCTACACTATCCTTGCAAGGTTCTGTTCTTCCTTTTGTTATATTACAAGCCATATTACTTTACTTTTTTAGAGAAGAGGGTAGCGTTAACTACCCCTTTCTTGATTAACTAATTTAAACTACTATGAGTAGTATACAATATCTGAACCGATACCATATTGTACTCCTGCTGTAAATCTCATTACAACTCTTACTTGTTGACTTCCGTCAATGTCTGCCATATCAATTACCTTCACTAAATTGTGGTCTGACAATAAACCTGTACCGAAGTATAGATTTGATTTTTGTGCTGCTACTGCATTATCATTTGGTAGTCCGTTTGCTACTGCAATCTTAACTCCGTCAAACGATAACTCTCCACCATTGTACCATTGAGTACCTTTAGCGTCTGTACCTGCTGCACCTATACCAGATGCAAACCCACCTAATGCTCTTACGTATGCTCTCGCCATATTTTGCGAAATGTAAAGAACTAAGTCGTCTCTACCATATACTTGAGAAGGAATTGCGTCAACAATGCTACCTAACTCTGTAATAATGTTAGATGCTGATGCTGCACCACCAGATGCAACTGAGTTAACTGTTCCGTCTGCGCCTAATAAAGTTGTAAAACCAGAAAACGTATTTGCAGCACCTGAACCTTGCCAGATGTTGTTTTCTACGAACTCAGCAACTTGACCAGATGCGTGTCCGATTAAAAAGTCGCTAAACTTTGGTGGTAAATTGTCAAATGCAGAATATCCCATTTGTACTGCTTCCCAGTCACTTTGGAATTGATCCTTACATAAGATCATATTTTGCTGAAACTCACTTGGCTCGAGAATTTTCTCGTCTAGTGAAATATCTGCTGTATCTTGAAAGTCGCAACTTGCGTCTACGATACTTGATGTGTCAGTAGCAAATGTTTTTAATACTGACTTATACTTTACATTTGGCTTAACTGTAATCAGTCCGTTTGCCAATGTATTCCCACTCAATAGAGCGGCAGAGATATATTCTCCTGCAAACTCCCCTGCGTAGGTTGTCGTGATTGTTGGTTGTGGTTGTGCCATTTTCTATATATTAATTGATGTTACTTATTTTTTCCCAAATTCTATCCATAGGCGTATTTGTTTTTCTGTTCTGTCCAATTCTTTTTAGTCCAACAGATTTATTACCTTCTGGATTGTGTTTTAGAGGTGCTACTGAAGGTTCAGCCAAGTTTGCTGACAACTCTTCTTTTTCTTCTTCTTCGTGTCCGTCTGCTTCAACTACTTCTTCTTCTTTTACTTCTTCTAGTTTTGCTTTGACTTCTTCGATCATATCCTTGACCTCAGATACTGCTTCGTCTAGTTCTTCCCTAGATACATAAGACATTTCTTTTTTGTCTTCTTCGTGTTCTTCTAATTTTTCTACTGCCATTTCTTCAGATTTTTCTTCTTCAACTTTTTCTCCAATACTACCAATTATTCCCTCTTCTGCAACAATTAATGATTTGCCGTCTTCTAGTTCATAATCTCCGATAGGTAGTGGTACACGCTCGTCTTCTGTAACTATAAAAATTGCATCACCCTCAGCAAAATTCTCTGCTTCAAGGATTGTACCATTTTCTAATTTTAGTTGACTAAAACTGTACTTCTTTAAAAAAGTTTCCAAACGAGTTAAAATATCGGTTGCTTTCATTATTACTATAACATTTAAAAGTTAACTACTGGGCGTTTAAGAATTTCTATTAATATTCCCAATGCCTTGATTTATTATATATCCCTCACAACATTTGATGCTGTAAGTATCTTCGTCTTCACACAAACAAGCACGATTACCTCTTACTGGACTTGTGTTACTAGGTGTTCTCCATTGATAATTTCTAACTGGCATATTACTTACGTTTTATTGGAACACAATTAGGTACTTTTCTACCATTCTTATCTTTAAAGCCAATTTGCTCATAACCTTTCCAACAGGGTGCTTTGAGATCGTGTTGCTCACAAGGCATATACCAAATTTGATTTTCTCCTTCGTGAGTATGATAACCTTCACAACCAATTTCCTTAGCAATTTTTTCGGCTTCTTCTTTTGTATTGTATGCAGGTCTGCCGTCAATTATTATGCTAGATAAGTTCAATTCTTTAATTTTACTTTCTGCCCAACGTAGTCCTGCCTTACCACCCCAACTATCGTACATTAACTTACCACATCCGTCTGAATAACTTGTACTCTTGTCTAAGTCCTTTCGATGTCTTGTAAGATATGATGCCATACGTTTGATTGTAGACACACTAATAGGTTTACCCTTTGCTAATTGATTTGCTCTTTGTTTACCAACACCAGTACCACAACTACCCCAACCATTGTCTTCTGCCCATTCTAACGCTTTTTTTGCATTATTCTTAACTCCACTAGGGTAGTCGCTATAACTTTCTAAATCTACGTTTCCAGTTTCTTTGAATGTTAACAACATTTCGTGTAATCTGTCTAACGTGTCCTGTGCATATTCCTCTCGTGAAAGTTCTTCTGGTACTAGTTCTTTAGGACGTTCTGCCTTGTCTGCAAAGTAACCTTCTATACTAAAACCTTTTACTTTACCAGTTTTTACGTACTCGTCCCAAACTTCTTTATTATCTACTTTTACTGTTCCTGCCCACGTACCTTTAGGTAAGTCCATACCATATAACTTTGATTTATCCATTTTAGGATCATCTACTATCCAACTCTCGACTAAGGTTAGTCCACTAAGTTTTGTTTGGTGTTCTAGAGTTGACTTGGACTGGTTTCCATTTTTTAAGAACATTTGTGATGCCTTTCTAACAGTATCTCTACTGAAGTATATATAATACCCTTCCTCATCGTCTTCTTGTCTAAAAATAGGTTTATTTGGTATTAGCAGAGGTCCTACAAGTATTTTTTTATCCTTATCTGCTTCTGCAAACTTATATTCTTTTTGATTTTTTAATGCAATAAAGTCCTCTTCTATTGCAGGTTGCTCTACAATAGATATTGCTTCTACTCCACTATTAAATTCTTCATCTGATAAAATAAGTTCTATTATCTTCATATCTATATAACATTTAAATTTTAATAACTGGTCAATTATATTGACGCTTCTTCTACTATATTTCTATCCATACTTTGTGCTGACGTTACATCATTACTAACTACGTATGCTTTTACTGGTTCTTGGTTTGCACTACCTATTACATCAGCAATTTGACTTGTCTGACTTGCACCAACTATATTAAAAGAAGGTGCTTGTGCTGTTGCAGGTGTGCTTCCTGTTGGTGGTGGTGCTGTTCCCTTGTCTGGTGTGTTTGGAATTTTTGTTGCTGTAATTTTTTTAATCTGTGCAAGTCCACCAACTATCGCTGCTGCTGCTGCTGCAAAACCTAATGCAGGACCTATGACAGGAATACCTGCTAATGATTTGTAACTATCCTGTGCTGATTGATATGTTGATATTGTTGTTGCTGCTATTGCTGTTGCCTTACCTGCTGCCGTTTCTTCTCCTAATACTGATGACAAGTTTCCTAATGCATTACCTACTGCTGCTAAGTTTGCTTTCTTTGCTTCGGCTTCTTCCTTGTCTAAATTTATACTCGCTTGTGAAAATTCTTGCTTCTTAGACAAATACTCTGCTTCTGCATCTGCTCTTGCTTGTGTACCTTCTGCTGAATTATTTATTATTTGCTGTAACCTTTTTAACTCTAGGTCTTCTTCTAATTGTAATGCTGCTCTTTTTGCTTCAACTCTTGCTAGTCCATTAAGTTCTTGGTCAGCAGTAAATTGTGCTTCTGCTATTTCTCTTTCATTCAATGCCTGTAATGCAGTATTATCTAAATCTCTTAACTCTTGTTTTAGACCTACTTCATTTGTTAATTGCTCTGACTTAAACCCTGCAACTTTAGCGTCTATGGCTAACAACTCTGTCTCAAGATCATATAACTGCTGTGTTAATTCGTGACTTTCCCCTTCTAATCGTATTTGCTCACGTAATGCATCTTGTCTAATACCAATTTGTTTTTTTTCCTCTTCTGATTGTTCTTTGAGTATTTTACCTAACTCTTCATTTGCTTTTATCCTTTCTTCTATACTTAAACTAACATCGTCACGTATTTGTCTTTGGCTTTCTGCTTCTAAATCATATTGCTCAATTAATCTTTGCGACTGACTTTCTAGTAGTCCATAATTTTTTTTGAGTGCTACAACCTTTTTAGCGTCTTCCATTATTGCTTCTGCATTAATATCCTGTATTGCTGTTGACGCACTTTCTACTACTGATGTTGTTAATTGTGCTACCTCGCCTACTGCTTCTACAATATTTGTCGCTACATCTTTACCTGCTTCTACTATACGTGAAGTTGTTTCTGCTGCTTTTTCTTTAAGCACGTCCATATCAGCTTGTGCTTGTTTAACTCCTTCGTCAGAACCAAATACTTTTTCATAAGCAATACGCAATGCAACAAACCCCATTTGCAATCCTTGTAAAACTAACAACAAAGAATTCATTGCAATAGTAACTGCACCACCTACTACTGATTTTAATGCGTCAAAGCCACCTGTTGCTTCGTTTACTCTTTCTACTGCACCCATTATAGCATCTGTAACTTGTTTGAATACAATACCTATTGCTGTAAACACAACTTCTATTGCATCAGCAAATGTTTGGTTTCTCATCATTGCTTCGGACAATTTATTGAACAACATAAGTACAAGTCCAATACCTGCTGCTTTCATTGCAAGTCCTACACCCTTGAAACCTTTGGCTAATTTTTTTACTGCACCACCAGTTTTTTTCTGTGTCTTGGTTAAGTCATTAATCTGTTTATTAAGTGCATCTACTTGTTCTGATTGTGCTTTCTTTAGATCTTCTACACTTTGTGTCAAGTCCTCAACTCCTTTAGTTGCTTTATCTAACTTTGCTTCTATTTCAAACGTGAACTTTTCCATTCTTCCTTAATTATTTTTAACGTTGTTTTTAATTCTTTATACGTTTCTGGTAGTTTATATTTACCTTTTGCAATATCTACGTACTTACCTTCTGATTTAAAGGGTATCTGTAACATATTCATTATACTATCTAACATATCAATAATTTTCTGTGTAATTTAATAACTCAAAATCTGTTTTGCCTGTCAACAAGTTGGTTGTCATTGAATTAATCTTATACGTATTTTGTCCTATGCATACTAAATCACTTAAACGTAAATTTGTCAAAATGTTTAACGAAAGGTTTGCACTTACTTTTGTTAACCTTGCTTTAGGATCAAAAACCTCTTCAATATATGTTCTATATCTTTTCTGAAATAACGTGTCAGTAAAATCGTTAGTCCCTGTAAACTCATTTAACTCATTATTGTAATTAATGTTTACTGTTGACGTAGAGGCATCTGTACTTAGAGAATTACTAGGGTAATTTATAGCACCAGAAAGTGTCTCTACTGTATCATACGTTCCGTCTTCATCAACAACCGATACATAATTTAAATTTATACCTGCACCAGATTTGAAAGGCGTAAAATAAACTGGGTAAAAGATTAAAGGCGAAATTAAAATTGGCCCTTGCTTGTCATCTACACACCAACCCCACATAATTCCTGTTTGTATATTGTCGTTATTGTCAACCAACCTTTCATACTTCATTTTACCAAAAGCATTTTCTACTTTATATCTACGACCTGCTAAAACATCATTCTCATTTGCACCACCCCTATATTCTATTTCTCCCCACTCAGTATTAAACAACTGATTATGTATTGATGCAAAGAAACTTTTTGTGTCATTAAACTTAAAAGATATTTCTCTGTAAGGTAACGCTACATCGACTTTAGTTGTATTTACTTCAACAAATTCTGATATATCGTATACTGTTGGATTGGCATAAAATTCGTCTAGTGATTTAACTATCAATACATTGTCTTCAAAAAAAGCAGTAAGATTAAAAGTATTAAACAAACCTGTCAAAAATTTTAACACACCGATATTTGGAATTTGCTGTTGGACGTTAAATATAAAATTTGCAGTATTAACATTAAGCGTTCTTGCTTGGTCTACATCGTCATCGTCATCGTCTATAATAACATCAAAATCAATTTTTGTAAACGTAATATCTTGAGTTGTAATTATTTCAATAGTATACGTACCTGCAGGTATTATATCATTATCTGTTTCAATACCACTAAAAACTGCGTTCCAGTTATAATTAGCATTACCAGAAGTTACACCAGTAGAAAAAATAGACGTACCATTTCTAAGAACACGTAAAGTATAATTTTTTGACTGATCGGCAGCATCTACATTAATATCTAAATCAAAGTCGTCCCACCTACTAGTTCCTGCAGGTCTGTTTAGTTTATCTACATAAGGTAGTGCTATTATAATTTGATTACCTACACAAGTCATATTTCCTGTGTCGTCCTCATTTAAAAAGAAATCTGGCGATATGGTTACCTCTTCTGCAATACCTTCTGAGGTTGAAGATCCACGTTTTCTATGCAACCACATAAATAAATTATGAAAATCTGGGTTGGACGTGTTCTTAAAAAAATCACTTGAAAACGTAAGACCGTACTTACTTTCTATTGCTTCAATAATTTTATTTAGACGTAAAGCAAATTTTAATTCACTAAAAGCAACGCCACTATTAATTGCAGGTTGGTTATATAAATTTCCTGTATTCGCTTGATTGTCTCCACTATCATAATACAATCTTTTCGTGTGAGTAATTAAAGGAACTATTACGTCATTAGTTGAAGGATCTGCCTGTAACTTACTTTTGACATTTGACGAAGAATAATTTTCATCATACGTGCTTAATGGTAAGTCAGACAATTTATCCTCTCCGATTAAATCTTTTAACTCTACGATGTCTCCAAAAAATGTTATTCTATAAGCATACGGCTTATTGGTTTTCATATCTACACCTTCCAATTTTATTTTACCTTTCTGAAAGGGTATGTCATTAATTTCTATTGTTGCTGTTACTTTTTTTCTTCCGTCAAAACCATTCTCTATATTATAATTATAATAATGCTTAAAAATTTTATTATTTGTTTTACTTGCAGGTATTGTAAACGACTTAGTAAAAGACGTAAATATCTTGTCTATATCCTTAACATTTTGAATACTTTGTGTAATTGATATACTCTCATCATTAAACATATCAATTCGCTCTCCCTGTATGTATAACTGTAACTTTCTGTTCATTACCTAACTTGATTGATCTTATTATATGCATATTCCATTTGCAAAGTATATCTAATCATTTTATCATTAACACCAGTCAATCTTAACAAACTTTCTGTTTTTATATTAACAGGTGCTACACTACTATTGTCTTCTAACCATATAAACGCTGACATTAACATTTGTTCTAATGGCTCATTTAAACATTCGTCCTGCAAAGGTGTGTTTAATTGTATATTTTGATTTGCTTCTATATTAAAACGTTGTTTATTGTGCTGATACAAGTCGTAGGTTGGCGTACTAGTAAAATCTAACGTGTTACGATGATACTGTTCACTTTTTATTGCAGTTGTGAAAGTGGACTTTTTTGTTAACCAATATGATTGCAATGCACCAAACTTGTTGTAAAAGATTGCTCTATACTCTTCAAACTTCGGCTCACATATTACATTGATAGTAATTGTAACTTCTTGTAGATTTCCTTGCGTAGATTGAATTCTTATTGTATTTCCAGTAACTAAATTTTGTGAATCTATAATTAAATACTGTATTTTATCTTGACTATTTTCACTATCTGTGATTGTTATTGTAGTACCAGTACTGTCCCAAGTTGGTTCTGATGCTTCCCAAAAGTCATCTTCAAAATTCCATACTCCACCTTGTATATTTGTAGTTGCTGATGGTTCTGTCTCAGCAAATACTGGTATACGTATGTCTCTACCATTAACAACATTGATACAAGTATTGGATTGCAACACCATAGGCGTATACGATGTCTGTGTTGGATCGGTACTTGTTCTTGGGTTTGTACCTTCATCAAAATATCCAAAGCCGTCTATTGCTAAATAAAAAGCATCGCTGTCTTGTTTCTCTACATCAGCACTATCAAAAGATTTTGTGTTTACTAATACCCAAACTGCGTCCTGTGCATTGTTGTAATACTCTGTCTGTAAGTAATCACGTAGCAATTCACTAATTTCATAAACTACATATAATTGACTGCCTTTTGTTGTCTTACTAATTGTATATACTGGATCTTGTGGTTGGTCATTAATTCTGTGACCAGACCAAATAAATAATTCTATTGTTGCTCTAACTATATCTCCACCTGCACCACTATTGTCTACTTTGATGTAATACGGACTTCTTGCGTTTATTATTGTACTCATTGTTCAAATACTGTTTTTAATTCAACTTTTGCATCTTCTCGGAATGCTGTAACTAACTTAACTGGTAAATCTTTTCTCATTTTTTCAAACGGCTTAGTCAAGAACAAACTTGGCTTTATACCATTTCTATATATTCCTCTTGCTATTAAAAACAAAACTGACTTACGTGGTAAAAACTTACCTTCCTTATCACGTGGTGCTATACCTCTACGTACTACCCACTTGTCTAACTTACTTGGGGGTGGCATCTTACTTTTATACGAATATGGAGTGTTATACTTTTTCTTGATACCAGATACCCCTTTGTCTATGAACTCTCCATATCTGTTCATTTCTACACCACTTTCTATACCATTGTTTGTAAACTTAACACCTGTGTTCTTTAAACTTTTACTTAAACTACCAGATGCGTTCTTACCTTGTGTTGCAAGGTTTTTACGTGCTGATGCAATTACAATGTCTATATACTCTTTTAGTGCCTTTTCTGTATTTAACAAGTCCATTAGTCCTCACAAATGTTTATGTCGTTTTCTACAAATGCTGTAAACGTATATGCCCAACCTGCTAACTTATTTTCAAACCTGTCTGTAAAGGGTTCACAAGTACCTTGTCCTATTAATTCAAACTTGTCTGCTCTAAGGTTTGAACGTGTCAAGGACTGATTAAGTAGGTTAACAACTACTAACATTGAATTTAGTACGTCTTGCTCATTATCTAAGCCATAAAACGTATTGTCTGTGTCTTCTACGTCTCCTTTGTTAACGTGTACTACGTCCATTGCTAATACTGTCATACTAAATGTCATTGTACCAGTTGCTAGTGCAACACTATCTACCATTACGTGTGCTAACGGAAAAATTGTTTGCTTGTTGAGATCAATTTCCCTAATATCTCCAAACGTTACTGTATTTACGTTGTCTAACGAAAGTAAAAAGTCCCTTATCTTTTCAGTTGCTAAATAAAATGCTCTACTACCTTTTGTCATTTCTTATACTTATTTTTTAATTGCTGTGTCTCTACTTCTGCTTTTTCTTTTTCAAAACATAGTGCTAACAAACACGTGTGAACGTTCATTCTTGTAATATGTTCAAATCGTCTAACATCGCCTTGAGCGAGTGCGTAAACTGACTGATACCAACCCCACTTTTTTCCAAAACCTTGTGCAAGTCCTGTGACACTTCCTTGTCCGTTTCCATATAGTTCATCATACATTTCGACAACTCTATCCCTAAATGATAAAAAAAAACTAGCGAACCAAATACTGCGTCTAATGGCGTTAACTTCATTGCATCGTGATAGTTGTCTCCCCTATACTCATCTATTTGATAAAACTTACCTACTTTCTTTTTAATAGGACGATACAATACTGCCATTGCTTTGTGCATCTTACTCCATTCGCTGATGCAGTCATCGAGATCAATAAATTCTCCAAACGTCATATCGTCTAACTTAGGTATAAAACCAAATTCAGTATCTCCTAACGTAAACTTTTGCCTTAATTCTGATTTAGTATTTAATACATTAACTAAATGTGCTACTGCACCATTAACGTCTTTAATTTTTAATTGCAATGCTGTCTTATACGGAACATTACAAAAAATTTCTAACATCTTTAATGATATGAACCTGTCTGCGTGAGTACCTTCTTGGTTATTATCTACTAACTTTATATAACGTTGGTATTGCTCTAAAGTTATTTCTGAAAGGTCACTAGGTATATTTATTTCTAATTGCATACTATGGTT